TGAGGCGTTTTAACCGGAACAGGAAAAACCATGACGACCATTACCAAAGCCCAGGCGAATAAGCTGTTGCAGGTGGCGTTGTTTACCGCCGCCAACCGTAACCGCTCGTTTGTGAATGTGCTGACGGAGCAATCCGAAGCGCCCAAGCAGGTCGCCTCCGACAAACAGGGGGTGAACCAGACCAGTTATACCGCGCCGGTGGTGCGGGTGACGGATTTAACCAAGACCAAAGGGGACACGGTGGATATGCAGGTGATCCACAAGCTCTCCAAACGGCCGACGATGGGTGACCAGAAGCTGGAAGGCCGTGGGGAAAACCTGCAGTTCGCCGACTTTGCGTTGAGCATCGATCAGGGGCGGCACATTGTGGACGCCGGTGGACGGATGTCACAGCAGCGCTTCAAACATGATCTGCGCAGTGCGGCGCGTCGTTTGCTCGGTACTTACTTTAACGATTTGCAGGATCAGTGCGCGGTGGTGCATCTGGCTGGCGCTCGTGGCGATTTTATGGCCGATGACATCATTCTGCCGCTCGCTGGGCATAGCGAGTTTGAACGCATTATGGTCAATGAAGTACTGCCGCCGACCTACGATCGTCACTTTTTTGCCGGGGATGCGACGAGCTTTAGCATGTTGGATGCCGCCGACTTGTTCAGTCTGGCGACGGTAGACAACTTGTCGCTCTACCTGGATGAGATGGCGCATCCGCTGCAACCGGTGCGGCTGTCGCGCGATGAGCTGAAGAATGAAGATCCCTATTTCGTGCTGTATGTGACCCCGCGTCAGTGGAACGACTGGTATACCTCCACCGACGGCAAGGACTGGCAGGCGATGATGACCCGGGCGGTACAACGCTCGAAAGGGTTCGATCACCCGCTGTTCAAGGGGGAGTGCGCGATGTGGCGCAATATCCTGGTACGCAAGTATGGCGGTATGCCGATCCGCTTTTACCCTGGTTCCTCGGTGGCGTTATCCAACAATGATGACGGTGCGACGGTGACATCTGCATCGGCGCATACCGCCATCGATCGGGCCATTCTGTTGGGAGGACAGGCGTTGGCGAGCGCCTGGGGGATCGGCGATGGCGGCGGCTTCTTTGGTTACCATGAGGAGCGTACCGATCACGATAACGGTAGGGAAATCTCAATCCGTTGGATCAATGGGCTGAAGAAAATCCGTTTCAAGCAGAAAAATGGCCGCGTGCAAGATCACGGGGTAATGGTGGTGGACTCGGCTATCAGCAACAGCGACGATGGGGTGATCGTGCCTCGCTAATCGATTCTCTCTGTGGCGTTAGGCAGGCTACGGCCTGCCATTTTTTTAGGAGCAGATGATGAAAGATATTTATGTCCCCTCCCTGTCTGACCCGTTCTACCAAGGCGCACAGGGGAATGAATCGGTCGCGGAGAGTCAGGTGGCCATGACGAACTTGGCAACCGATGACCAAATCCATTTGTTTAACCTCCCTGCGGGGATCCGCATCAATGGATTGCAGATCACGGGGCAGTTTTCGGGCCCGGGAAAGTCGCTGCAATTCGTTTTGCTGCAGCCCCCCTTGGAGGCGGTGATCTTAAGAACACTGGATTTGGGCGCCAATGGGGAACTGTATAGCACTCTGTCGGTTAAACCGGTCACCACCGGTGAATCGGGCGGTGTCGTGGCATTGCGGATAAAAGCAGGGCCGATCAATATAACCTTTACTGTGCTACTGCGTTATACCGTCATCGGATATTAAACAACAGGCCCTGCGGGGCCTTTCTTTTTTTGGAGCCGAACATGTCTGAACAGGTTGCAGTAGTTTACATCGGTCCTAAGGCCGTGAAACACGATACGGTGACCGGTAGCCGGATGATCTTCCCACGTCATCAGCCGGTCACGGTGGCGGCGTCGCTAGCCTACCAGTTATTGGCCTTTCCCAGCGTATTCATTCCCGCTGAGCGGTTGCAGGCGTTTTTAGCCGCCGAGCAGGCGGAACAACAGCAGGAGCAGCAACAGCGAGAGCGTGATGCGCAGCTGGCGCAGCAACGTCGGGAGGCCGAACAGCAAAGCTTTATGCTGGAGGTCGAGGGCGAGAGCATCGATATCTCAAAATATACCGTGGCACAACTGAACACCTTTGTGGAGGCACAGGCGTTGATGATCCAGAAAGGTGCGCAGGAAAAAGCGGATGACTTTCGCGCCCGAGTCCGCGATGCCTACCGTGAAAAACAGCAGCGTGTGAGTGCGGATGAGTCAGATTGAGCTGTTTTTGCCCGCGGTGCGCCGAGGGATCAGCGGCCCATTGGCCATGATGATGCGTGAGGCGCTGCTACGCGCCGCGATCCGCTTTTGTCGTGAGTCGTTGATCAGTCGGGAGACGCTGACCTTCGGCAGCCTTCCGGTGGGGGAGATCGTCGTTTTGACCCCCGCCGAGCCGGAGCGGATCATGAGCCGTCTCTTGTCCGCCACCGCCTGCATTAATGCTCAGAAGGCGGCGCTGTGGCCCGGCGCTGGCTTCGCCCTGCTGGCGGAGAGTCGCTTACGCCTGGATCGGGCGGTAGACCGCCTGTGGGTCCGGATTGCGACGGAGCCCAGCGCCACGGCGGTCACGCTGCCGTCGGTGCTATTGGCCTACCAGGATGCGCTGGCGGCGGGTGCCTTGATGCAGCTCTATATGATGCCGGATAAGCCCTGGAGCGACGTGCGGCGGGCGGACTATTACCGGATACGCTTCATCGAGGGGTATCGCGAGGCGTTTCGCAGTAGCAGCGAGGCCGCCCCGGATGAGACCGGTTTTCATAATCCTCCACGTCGGCACGCGTTTTTCTGATGACGACCATCGCCGATGTGATTGGCCGGGTGAATACCCAGCTGAAAGATACCCTCTGGGCGCGCTGGCCACTGGCTGAGCTGTGCGACTATTTCAACGATGCCCTGTGCGCCATTTTACTGGTGCGCCCCGAAGCCGGTGCCGAGCTGGCGCACTTGCCCTGTGTTGTCGGAACACGACAACAGCTGCCTGCCGGTATTTTCCGCTTATTGGAGATTGTTCGTGTTCATGATGGCCAGGCGTTGTTACCCGTTCCGCGCGAGGTGCTGGACAGCCAGTACCCCGACTGGCATCAACTGACCGGTCCCGTAGAGCGCTATTGCTACAGCGATAAAACCCCGTTGATTTACTACCTGTTTCCGGGAGCGGCGGAGGCGTTGATGTTGGAGGCGGTGGTGTGCCGCACGCCGAGCGCCGTGAGCATTACCACCTTGCAGGATGAGACGGCGCAACAATCCGTACCGCTTGACCCGGTGTACATCAATCCGCTTATCGATTGGATGCTGTATCGCGCCTTCAGTAAAGACAATGAGGGCGGCGCCAATGTGGCGTTGGCAATGCAGCATTATCACGTCTTTGCCGAGCAGTTGGGCATCAAGCAGCGTAGCGATGCGCTGCTTCGTCAGGCGTTGCGTAATCAGTATCTGGGAGGCGAGTCTTGAGTATTGTGATTTCCGGGGTATTGCTCGATCCCCTCGGCCAACCGGTCGCCCAGGCTCAGATTACGTTGACGGCGACGACGAATAGCCTGCGTGTATTGCGGGGATTCAGTTGCAGTGTACCGACGGACAGCGCGGGGCGCTATACCTTGGCGTTGGAGGCGGGCAGCTATGCGGTCAGTGTGGCTCACCAGGGGCGTAACTTTGTCTATGGCGCGGTGACGATCGACGCGGACTCGGCGCCGTCCTCGTTAAATGTGTTGCTCCAGCAACAGGTGATGGAGCAGCAGGTGACACCAGAAGTCATCCTCTATTTTCGTCAAATCCAGCAGGTCGTTGCCGAGGATATGACGACGGTACAACAGTTGTCCGAGCAGGCGAATCAGGCGGCGGCTCAAGCACAGGGCAGTCAACGCGCGGCGGTTGCCGCCGAAAACGCCGCCGCGCAGAGTGCTCAGTCGGCAGCGCGTAGCCAGCAGGCGGCCTCGGCCGCAGAAAGGGTGGCAGGACAAAGTCAACGGGCGGCGCTCTCCTCTGCCGAGGACGCACGGCACAGCGCACAGGTCGCCGCACAGACGGCGGAGCAGGCTGCGACCCTGGCGGCCAGTCAGACGGTGACGCAGTTAAGCGAGGCGGTCAGGGATGAGCGGGAACAGGTGGCAGATCTACACCGTCAGGTGGAGGAGGCCGCCGAGCGGGGCGAGCAACAGGCACGGCAGGCCACGGCGCAAGCCGATGCGGCGCACGCCAGCCAACAAGCGGCCAGTGCGGCAGCGAGTGCCGCCGAACAATCCGCACATCAAGCGCAGGGTAGCCAGCAGGAGGCAGCCACCTCGGCGGCGCAGTCTCAGCGCAGTGCGCAAACGGCGCAGTCTAGCCAGCGGAGCATGGCGGTTGCTGCGGATCACATCGTCAAAAGCGCTCAGACTCTGCACAGTGACCAGCAGCATCTCAACAACTTGAGAAAGGATGTCGAATATTGGCAGGATAGAGCCAGGTGTTGGGCGGATGACGCTAAAATGTACGCTGGCCAGGCCGCAGGGAGTGAATTTGACGCGAGATCCTCTTGGTTAGATACAAGAGATCTCCGCGAAAACATCTTAGAGATTGCAGC